GCATTCTTGTGCCCACCTTGGTATAATATAGACATAAAGATAAGGAAAGAGGTAACAAATTAGTAGATGCATATACCATTTACCATAATGATGAAGCCTAGAAAGGAGAACAATTATGTTACTATTTGCAGTACTATCAGTCGTAGCATTTATAAGCCTATACGCTTGGCTAACTAAGTAAAGGAGAACAATCATGAACGCATACCATGTTAGACTATACGAGTATGACATTCTATGGGCATACATTACACTAAACGCAAACAGTAAAGACGAGGCGCTAGAACGTGCTATTGCTGACATTGGCAATCTCATACGCCGAGTTGATAACTACATTATCTATGACACTACCAATCAAATATCATACGAAGGGGAAATATAATGGAACATTCAGTAAACGTTAATCACTCAGACGTATCAAAGCTATTTAACGAAATGCTTAAGAATAGAACAAACTTTGTAACATACAACTTTGACTACAATGGCATTGCTATGTCAATAACATGCAAACTTGAAACACGCTCGGAGGAACTATAATGGACATTCTACTTAACATCATTGAACTACTAGCACTTGGGTCACTACCATTCTTCCTAGACCACTTTTACGGAAAGGGCAAATAACATGGCAAGAAAGAAAAAAGACCTTAAATTATTTAATACGCATTATTCACCGTTCAGACAAGCGCTATTACATGATAGACCACTAATTATTAACTTTTTCAAAGAATACCCTAACACAATAATAACAAGTACAGACCTAATGAACTATCTAGACTTAGAAGCAAGTTCACAATCAAGCGTTAGTGTTGGTATTAAACTAATCAATAAAGAAACAGACTTAGAAATAACAACAATTCCAAGTAAAGGTTACGTGTACTATACAGAGGAGAACTAGGAATGGCAAACAAACGACAACGTAAGAAAAACGCAAAGACTAAACAACGTAAAGGAACACTCTACAAGCCTAATAATCGTAGCAATCGAATGATTGCAATAAATAGTGTTGATATTGACCCTAATAACAAATATCAGCAAGGTCTACTAACCACAGCAGAGTTTAACTTATTTCAGCTTAATAGCTACCTATATGATAGGGTTGAGCTTGACGCTGTTGATATTGACACATTAAAATGGCTTGCAAGCGTACAGTTCCTAAAAATTATTGATGACATTAGGAACTGGGCTAGATACGACCCTAACTATTATCGTAAAGGTTACGCTAAAGTATCAGCACTTATATCTAAAAAAATATCTGAATACTTTGAACACCTAAACCACGCAAGTTCAAGCCGAATTGTCAAGATAATCACTAGAGCGCATAAGGAAATGAAAACAGATATCCAAAATGACGTAACAGACAAACACAAACACGATAACCCATTTATCGTAGTATACTATTCAGACATGGACAAATAAGGAGAATTAAAAATGGCAAAAGCAGTTAAGCAACTAATTACATGGTACGAACAAATTGAAAACGGTGACTACGTTATGAAATACACCATTCAATCATCTAAATTTAAAGCAAAACAAGTTTATGATGAAATCGCTAGCCGTGAAACAACGGTGTCAATAGATATGGAGGATTATTAGCATGAAACATACAACTTTTTACTGTGTTAATGTTAACCACTTTGACCATATTGTTACCCTATATAAACCTCTAGAAGATTCATTCTTCCGCAAAGACCCTCATGGCTATTGTGAAACGCAAGACACCAAGAGCCGAGCACTCATTCACTATTCCAATCTTCGTGAAGAGCACTACTTCCGTAACCTATACGACGCGCGCCGTTACTTCAATAAGTTGCGCAAGTCAAAATACTTAGGAGGCTACGACTACAACGACGTGTTTGATGAAATGTAATAAACTTGTAACATTAAATCAGTTGACAAAATAACCAAAACATTATATAATTAAACCATAAGAAAACGATAAGACAATCGTATGGTTGGCAACACGGTGGAGTACCAACATTATTTAAATAGAAAACAGGAGAAAAAACATTATGTCACTACAATTCAACACAATCGGATTCATTAACTTCAACAAAGAATACAACAAAGTTCTTAAAAGCGGTGCTATCACAGTAAGTTTCACTGCTTCAACGAAAGACAAAGACGGTAACTACCAAACACAATACTTCAACGGTCTAGTTCCTGCTAAACTGGTTGACCGTATTAAACCACTACTTAATAAAGAAGTTTGTGATATTAAAGGTGTTATTAACCCAGCAGAAAAAGGATACGTTAACTTCACAATTTTAGAAGTTGGTAAACACGTAAAGAAAGAAAACAATGCAAAACAATCTGAAGATATTGATTTACCATTCTAAGGAAGGAGGTGATGGGAGGGTAGAACCTCCCTTTTTATTATGATAGAATTTTTTGCATTTATTATTTTGTCTATTATTTCAGTCACGTTAATGTTTTTATCAGCTGGTATAATTGTATACGTATTTTTAAAAATATATGATAAGCTTGACGAATAGGAGGAATAGATATGGCTAGAAAGAAAACTTTACCAAAAACACTCAAACAAAAAGCTGTCTCTTTCTTCGCAACGGAGGAAGAGGAATACGCTTATTATCTCAAGGAGTACAAGAGCAAGTACTTACCTGAAGAGTACAACCAGTTAGAGCTACTTGACCACCTATGCGATGATGGAATAGACCATTATATGTCTATCACCACCCGTGGTGATGGTAAGTCATTTAACTACATTAGTGCTGTTGCTTATCTATGTTACCATCTAGATATGGGTTGTACGCTTCTTGTACGACACTTTACACTTCAGGACAAGATGAGGGAGTTAGTTGAAGATATTTTTTCTACAATCAGATGGTTCGATTATCCAAACGACTTCCGTGTTAGGTCTACCAGTGATTATCTCATCTGTTCAATCGGTGACAAGGATATATTCCTCATCACCGACATTAACAATGCTTCAGACCTGAAACAATCATCAGCAGTCTTGAAAAACTTCCCAATCATCCTTTATGATGAGTTTCTAACGCTAGCAGACGACTACTGTAAGAATGAATACGAGAAAATCCGTACTATCTACAAGTCTATTGACCGTGTTAAGGATAGACCTTACATTAAGACACCAAAATGTATTTACCTAGCGAACCCAGTCAACTTTGACAGCCCACTTCTTCCATCTCTCAAAATCTATAACCAGTTACAGACGCAGGAAATAAATACCATGAAGCAATACAGAAATGTCTTGCTTGAGCTACGTCGTAACGATTCACGTAACGACGGTAAGAACACTAGAGCGTTTCCTGACGAGTACGACAGCGACGTTACTGGTCAATTTGAGTTTTCAAACTACAAGTTGGTCAATGAAGAACAATACTTGCAAGTGTTCCAACACTCAAAAAGTGTAAAAATCAAGTTGCCCGATAAACTCATGTTGCATTTCATCGAAAAAGATGGTAGAATGATATTATCAGTTGAGCGAAGTGACAACACGGAACAGTATTGCACGGAGTTGATTGATGAAAAAGAAGATTGTAAGTATCTTGATGAAAAATACTATAAACAATCGTTTATTAAAAAACACGTTAAAGGGCTATTCTACTACAAAGATAGCTTTTCAAAAACATTTATTCAAAGGGATAACCGCTTATTATCGCTAAACCTTTTCAAGTTAATACCTAGTTCTAAGACTCATACAACTGAAGAGACTTACGAAAAAGTACAGGAAGCCAACTACCTAAAAGCTATGGCTAAGAAGTATGAGCTTGAAATCGTTTACCCATACCTAAGAGAGTAGAAAGAGGAACACCATGCACAATCAAGAAACGTTACTAAGTTATTTAAAAACGTACAAAGGCAAGAGTATTGAACTGTATTGCGATATTGAAACGTTAACATGTAATAAGATTGAGGGTGCAAAACACGCAACGAAATACCATAATCATACCTATTCTCTTGCTATTGCTTGGTTCGATGGGGGTAACGCATTTCCAAGCGTAGCAGTGTTTAATAACTTTATTGACTTTTTCGCAAAAGTTAAACAAGCCAAAATCCGTAAGGGGTTAGCGTTTGATATGATTTTTCACAATGGCGACAAGTTCGATAATCATTTCATGCTGTATGAGTTACACCACTACTTCAATTTTCCGATTAGAACCCTTCACAATAAGGCTTGTAACAATGAGTACAATGATGAAGCTCTTAGACTGAGCGACTTGTCAAGTGAAGACAAACAAGGTATTATTCTTGAAAGTAGGATTAAGTCAAGTAACAACGTAAGCGTTACTAGCTACGTTTACGGTCGTAAGGTTACCCTCATTGACAGTTTCAAGAAGATGAATGTATCTATTAAACAGCTTGGTATTATGATGCTAAACAGGGGGTTTATTGAAGAGCAATATCTAAAAACCAATTTTGATTACTCTTGTTTTGACCGTGAGGAAGATATTTCAGATAATGAGGTGCTTCCTTACGTTAAGCGTTGCTTTGAAAGTCTCAATGAGGAACAGTTAATCTATATTCGTAATGACGTTATCATTCTAGCGCTAGGAGTGAAACACTATGTTGAATTATTCTATGGCTTTGACTTTTCCAAAATGACCTTCACCCAAAACATTAAAGAAGAATACGCTAACTATAATGAGTTGGCGGAGTTTCAGCTTTTGAAGAAACGTGGGCGCTTTGACCATATTGCACTAGGGCATTATAATATCTGCGGTCTGAATGGCTTCGATTACTTCAGACGTTACTACAAAGGAGGTCTTAACCTCTATAATGATAAATACGTGGGAAAACTCCTCAATCGTGAGGGGTTCTCCATTGACCTTAATTCATCTTATCCTACCGTTATGTACAAGGAAAAGCTACCAACCTACCTTGTTAACATTATTGAGAATCCAGTCAAGGTTTCTCTCCCATACGAAGATAGGGATTACATGACTTTCTTCACCATGACAATCAATAACGCTAACAAGTTTATTTTGAGTCATATCAAGTCAAGAGTGCTCCGCAATGCTATTGTTAAGTACTACAACAGTAAAGACGGACTAGTCTATTATAACACTGTCTTCCTATCGTTGCTTGCTAAAATCACCAAGCATAAGTTCGGCAAGTTACCAGTAGAAAGCCTTGCAACCTTTAAATGCGAGTACTTCGGCGCTCGTGACGTTATTGCGCGTAACTACTTTATCAAAACACAAGGTAAGGCAAAGTTAAAGCTAGATTGTGAAATAGATACTATCAACCCTCTTGATATTCATATGACAGACCTGCCTAAACCACAAGAGTACAATTTTTCACCTGATATGGTACAGGGGTCAAAGGTGCTATTGAACGGTATCTATGGAGTTCCAGCTCTCCGTCTCTTCTTTGACGCTTTCTATCGTACCGAGAACGGGGAGTATATCAATGCCAAGGACGGATTCACTAATAAGGAAAGAAATATTGTCTTTTCAGCAGGTGTAACAGCCTTCGCTTTTCGTAACCTCCTAACTCCTCTTTCCTACCTTACGCAAGAGGAGATAGATGAGTATTTCTGGTATGCAGACACCGATAGTCTTTACCTTGACAAACGCGCTAAAGCTAAGTTTCCTCAATCCATGTACCATAAGATGAACCTAGGAGCATGGGATATAGAACACGATAACATAACACAATTTTACGCTTTCAATCACAAAAAATATTGCCTATACGACAATGAAATAGTAGTCCGTTGCGGTGGTGTTAGTAAAGATGAGGTCAAGAGATGGAAAGAGTCTTCAAATGATGATATAGAACGGTTTATTACATTCTATTTTAGCGACGGTGTTCAAATTCCGACAACACGTTCAATCAGAAACGAGCAAAACACTATTGCCATTTACGAAGCATACGCGGAATTAAAACAAGGTCAACCATACCTTGACCATTATAGCCATGAAACGGAAAAAGAAATTAAGAAACTAGCCGTGCAATTTCGTGATGAACTCATGGAAGAAGAGGGGCTTTACATTGAAAGTCCTTATGGTGCTGTTGGTATCAATGACCTCATAGAGATGAACCCTAATGAAGTTTCACCATCTATTAAGGAATTGGTTAGAGAGTACAAAAAAATGGCAAGACAAATAAAAACCGCCTAATCACTAGGCGGTCTTTCTTATTCACCGAAAAGAGCTTTTTCAAATTCTTTGACATCTTCAGGTTTAACTTCCAAGTCAGGTAAGCCGAACTTATCTTTAAGATTGTAAACAGTGTCAATTTTTGCGATGCCAATTTTTTTACCATTAAGGCAAGCGCGGTAACCATAGTTAGAACCATGATATAGGCAATCGTAAGGGTGGGCGTCTGCTACATTAAAGTTGATTTCACTCATTTTTCTTCCTCCTTATTTTGATTTAAAATGCTTTTGAGTTTTTCAGGTAACGGTACGAATTGACTTGCATTCTCTAGAATAGAGATGAGTTCCATGATGAGGTAGTAGCCAATCACGTATGTCACCAAGTCCATGTTTAGATACGTTGAAGCGATACCAGATACGAAGACGATAGCCCATATCATAATCTTAGACCAAGCGCCGTGCTTCATCGCTTTTGATGAAACAGTTTTACAGTCCACTGCCTTGATAATACCAGTCACAACGTCTAGCACGTTTGCGACTAAAAGCAGAGACGCAAGCAACTGAACGTTACTAAACACGTGCATTAGTGTATCCATAGTTTTTTCTCCTTTCTAGTCTCATTATAACATATAAAAAGACCCCTGTAAAGAGGCCTTTAGTCTAATCCCACCAAACAATACCTGTAACACCAGCCAAGAACTGGTCTCGTGGGTAGGTTATTCGTCCAATCATACGATTGGGGATAGTGCCTCCAGCAAAATAAGCATTTTGTTCTAAGGTTGTTACCGTTGTGTCTGTGAAGCTTTCAATAACACCAGTATGCCCTGCATCACCTGTCCAAAGGTAAGCAGTACCACCACCCTCAACTGACCCAGTTGGTCCTGTAAAGTTAGGTGCAAAACCCCAAATAGCGCCCACACGCAGGTCACCAGCAGGCATAGAAACACCCGGATAACCTTTGGTGCGTGCACCAGATTGCGACCAGTTCCAAGCGTTCCAAATGTTATAAGCGTTGTAACCATCACCCACAAGTTGTAACGTTTGGAAACCACTACCCACGGAATAATCACAAGTCCAGTTGGACACCAGACCAGCTAAATAGCCCGACAAGGCATAGCATTGACCGCTCCCGATATTACGCCCTTGCATGCTAGCAATTTTGTTAAGTGCTTTTTTAACGCGATCGCTAGCGGGTTTACCTGCTGTTTCATGAGACGTATCATTTGGTTTTTCGGTTGACGGGGTGCCCTGTACTGTGAACTTTTCATCTTTTACGATGGCTTCTATAGCCTCATCAAGAGTCTTCATCAACTCGTTTAGCACCTTATCGGAAAGTTTGACTTTCCAAAGGTTCATCCCACGCGTTAACTTAACAACATTGTTAAATAGGTATTGGTCTGAAGCTGTGTAGACATTGGTGTTAAACTTTTTGCGAATTTGCTCAAAAAGCTCTTTTACTTTAGCCTCCAGCTGTCTGCGCTTTTCAGAATTGTCTATATTAACCTCCGTTTTTAGACTCGGCGTTGATGGGGAAGGGTTAGCTGTACCGTCTCCACCACCGCCTTTAAACGGGTCAACCCCCGCGCTCTTTATCGTTGCAATCATTTGATCATAAGGGTTTCCAAAGTACACCGCCGGAGCGCTAGGACCTTGGTGTTGTAAACACCACTCTTCAGCAAACACCCAAGCATTTCCAGCCATTGTTGAGGGCATGATAATAGCCCCAATGGTGTTCTTACCGATTTTGTTGTACATATCCTGACAGGCGTTAATAGTGTTTTGAGGAGGGACAAGTCCTTTAAGTTCGGGCGCAGTCATGGCTACCGGATAACCATTATAACCGTTATTGATTTCTTTGCAGTATTCAAGGTCATCAATGAGACAGCTGAGCCCGTCCGTACCAGTGTCTTGCATGTAGTGGTTAATCCAGTTTCCTGCCCCACCGTTTTCAGTCACTGTGTAAAATAGAAAGAAACTTGCTGAGCCTTGGTATTCCTTAATTTTTGGAATGTAGGTACTTAACAGGTTAGATTTTGTAACACCGTATGAGTTAATCACAGCACTAGCACCTGCTTGCCCCATGAACCACTCAGCTAGCTTTTCATCTGACAAGCCAAAACTGTTAGATGTTTTGTTCTTTAAAAACGCCTCGTATTGTTCATTCGTATATGTTTTATAAGATGGCATAATCTTTCTCCTTTCTGTACCTATTATAACATAAATATGGTATAATAGGAAGTAGAAAGGAGACAAATTATGAAACTAACTCAATTTGTTTTGTACAAAAATACGTATTTTACAGACATGCAGAATACTGTGCACTTCGAAAGCAATCAAAAGCGTGATGAGTTTTTTGATACTGAGTTTGCAAATAACGGGAATACTTACCGCTTTGATTCTAACTTTAACTTTAGACGTGACCGTGGTACGATTAAAGTTCCTGACACCTTTGAAAACCTTATGGGGTTCAACTATTGTCGTTTCGTGAATGGGTTCGATGGTAAGACTTACTACGCTTACATTGTTTCCATGAGCTATCTCAACGATGCTACCACTCAACTAGACATTGTGATAGACGTTGTCATGACCTACACGCAGGGTAACGTCCTAGAAACGCTACAGAATGTTGAAGTTATTCGCCAACACCTGCCTAAGTGGGAACTTGACCAACGTATGGACTGGTTACGGAATAATGATGACACGCTAGCAACAAGCTCAATGATGTTTACCGACCCTACCATGCTAGGGGGCGGGATTAACTTTGGGTCTTGTTCTTACGTTATCCTATCAGCCGTTAAGCTAGATAGTGATTTTGGTAACGAAGACAACCCAAAGATGAAAACAGCTACTGGGGAACGCTTTGATGGTATTACAACGCCTATGAACATGTACGTTTGTGATGGTAATCTGATTAAGGACTTGATGAACTGTCTATCTGACTATCCTTGGATTGCACAAAACATTAAAAGCGTAACGAAAGTACCTTCCTTGTTCGTACCTAAAGACCTACCTGCCATTACAGTTGGTGGAAAAGTAAGCTTGCACGTGCTGGGGCATGATAAGCATTCAACGCAGATTGATACACCATTCAACATTAAACTGAACGACCTGCGCAAGTACTTAGGATTAAACGACCGTCAAACTTACTTGGTACGTGATAATGTCATCAACGTTTACCTCACTGACTACCGTGGTAATCAGCTAAACTTTGAAACTAGTAAAATAGGTGATGACAACCATATTAAAGTAACCACGGTTATCGGGGCATTTAATGAAACCCATATCTATTCTGAGCAATACGGACAACGTGACACTAGCAAGAAGACGAAACAGGGTTACTATCGTGACAATGAGATGGTTATCTCTCAATACGATAACATGCCAATGCTTATTGATAACTACAAACTCAATAAAGCCAACACCGCCTACACTCGTCAGCTAGAAAACTCTCGTCAATTATCGGGGCGTATCAACACGCTTACAGATAATGATGCAAGTCTCAAAGACCGACTATTCTCAGCAGTTTCCGTTTACTCAAACGTCTTCAGTGGTGGGCTTATGTCTGCACCAGCTAAAGCAACAGGCTTGTTTGCCAATGAATACGAGTACTACCGTGACCAAAAAGCTCAATACAAACAATGGAAAATAGCCCCTCCTACAGTAACTGAAGGGAGCTACAACAACTCTATCCTACAGAATACCAATGACTATGGTATTTGGCTTAAAGTCTCACGTATTGATGATGATGAACTCAATATGTTGAAAACATACTACGGTAAATTCGGATTCGAAGCCATGAAAGGGGATAACCATGTTCGTCCTCTAGATACTTGGACGGTATGCAACTGGTTGCAGATTAAAGGTCCTTACATTATCCCAGACATTGACCGAGAACTACTAGACCAACTCAAGACAATTCTTGAGGGTGGGGTACGCTTCTTCCATGACTACTACCGTCTGAAAACGACAACTGATTTCAGTCTTAATATGAACATGAAATAATAAAAAAGCCCTAGCCGATTGGCTAGGGTTATGTTATGGATGTTTCATTTGTTGTTCTTCTAAGTCAACGGTGAAAGTACCTACGCAGATTTTAGCACCTGTAGCTTCATTTGGCGCAATGTTAACTGTAATGCTTCCATCTGTTCCCTTAGTTAGCAGTAGTGCCCCGCTCTTAGTAACACCACTTTTAAGGGCTGGTTTAAATCCCAACCATTTAGCGAACTGATAATCTGCTGGTATTGTGTAAGTTTGACTTTTACTAACGTCTGCTTCTAGTGTGATAGTAGCGAAGTATTTATAAACACCAGTGCCATCTCCGTGAGGAATGCCAAGAATAGAACCAGTAAGCCCATTACGTTGCGTGTCACTATCTAAGAAGTCATTATCTGAATAGTATTCTTCTGGTTTAGTTGCTGTTGAACCAGCGCTCAATTTTTTAACGGTAGTTTCAAGGGTGCCTGTGCGTTCTTCAAGACCATCAATTTGCGGTTGAATACCATCAACTTTAGCAATTTGTTCTTTCAAGTTAGACTTCAGACTAATAATGTTATTGTTATCTAGGTCTTGGCTAATCTCAATGGTTTCATTGTCACCTTGGTAAGCTAAAGCATTATCAGCTACATCAAGTTGATAAGCATTTTCGCTTGGTGTAACGGTGATAGTACCTTTAGGAGATGTAATAGAAACTGTTGGTTTCGCTAATGTTGTTTTCAAGTTGGTCACTTCGGTATCCAACGTGTCAATTTTAGCTAGTTTAGCTTTCGCACCATCACTGAAGTTAACTTCGGCGTTGTTGTTTGCGGTTGTAACGGTTAAGTTACCGTCTGTATTTGATACAGTTGTAGGAGTAACAGGTTCACCGCTAGTCAACTGGTCAACCTTAGCAAGTTTTGCCCAAACGTCGTCGGTAAGTGAGATAGATGAAGTAGATTGGTTAGGCGTATGCCAAACCTTAATCCCTTTAGCTTCGTCACCAAGTAAGCAGTCATGCCGGACAAGTTTAGTAGAATCAATGTCAAGCGTAGAGAATTGTGATTGCAAGTCCCTTTTGTCTTTATAAAGAATACCAGAACCTTCAACTGTTTGCAAGTTTCGGCGTGTTAACCAATAGTTTTCGTGAAGCTTCAAGTCCCAAACATTACGAGTATAGTCATGTAATCCATCATCGGAAGGTTCTTGAATAGTTCCAGCTTCCAACGTTACGCTTGCACCGCTTCCTGATACGCTACCTCTACAAAAGTTATCTACTGTTAATACATTCTCAGTAAGACCTAATGTAACGGCGTCATCTGTTTCCTTTGCAGTCATGTTGTTTTTTGACCACTCATTAGTGATTTTGATAGTTTTACCACCCTTACCAGTATTGTTCTTGATAGTATCTTGAAGCTCTTTAGAAAGTTTCAAGTCATAATTCTTACCGTATTTCGATTGCGTTGGTGTTGCGACAATAGAGTTATCAGATGAACTGATATATTGTGCATTGTTTGTTAAAAACTCTTCAGAAAGGGATACGCTTGTTGTATCCCCTTCTTTCCAAGAGGTTAAACCCTTACCTTCTGGGGTAGCGATAGTTGTAGGGTTTTTCTTTTCTTCTGTTAAGTTAAAGTATTCTTCTTTGGTACCGTTCTTACGGTGAACGTAAATGTCCTTCCCATCACTTAGCAAGTCGCCTACATTATTTGTTGATAAGTCTTGGTCTTGAATGTTTTTGATGCCTGTAATGCTACGTACGAATTTTTTTGCCATGTTTTATTTCTCCTTTCTCTTGCGAAAGTTGCGTTGGCGCTTTAGCGCCTACGAACCTTTCCATGCGATAGCTGTCAAAGGCTTTGCCTTTGGTAACAGCGAACCGCTAATTTCTTGTAAATGGTGCTTCCTGTAACCAGAAACCACCTTGATAACGTCTTGTGTGTCCTTTGTTAGGCTGACTAGCCCACAAAGTTACTTCTGTGCCTACGTCAACCCAATTCTCTCCATTGTGGACAAAGGTTGATTGAGTGGTAGGATTGTTTTGAATTTGATTCCAGTAGGTACCAGTGTATAGACCATTAGGCTTGTAACCGTCAATGGTGTTGGTTACATGCCCACCGACGAAAACTTCACACTCATCTGATACTAACGCTCTTGATAACCAACGGAAAGCCTTGACTTCAGGAATGTCAATGGTCTGTCCAGCCCCTACCTTGAAATGACCTACGTTACTTTGTTCTAGTTCGTGCCAACCACTGTCCCACGAACTAGCTATATCGTCCGTGTGTGTCCACAAAACCGAATCATCGCTTCCTTTGTAAAGGGTTTTAGTGATATTGTAGCCAACTGGTCTAGAGGTTGCCCATGTTGTTTGGGCACGAACCTTTTTAATTCCGCCATAGTCAAACTCTATGGAAAGGTCTTCGTTTTGAACGAAATTGTTCAGCGCTAAAATACATTCCACACGATAGTCAGCTACTGGGGTGTGCTGGGGGTAGAAGTTTTTGTAAACGATACGGCAGGTATCATCGCTAGAATAGATACCTGCTAAGTCGTCCCCTTGAATAATCCGTGGGCGCATAGAGAATTGTAGTTTACCCATAAGTTACCTCCTAGATATGTCCGATGGCTACGTCATTTTCGTGGACACCGTTATGGGTACGAATGAGAGAACCACCACCAGCAGTACCACCCCAAAGGTTAATGTTACCGCAAGCAATACCATCAACCAATTCGAAGGTTTCAATGTTGTTAGTGGTTGCGTTGCCGTTGTAATTGAGGTTGTCAATGAATTTTTGAACAGCCCCAACCAAGATTGTGTACTTGGTAGTCATTTCAGAGTACTTGTTTTCAAGCTCCTCCATTTTAGTGGTTAGTTGAAAAATCTTTTGGTCGTTGTAAGTAACGTAATCAGTGTGGTGTTTACCAAGTTCGTTTAGGTCACTTTGCATTTGTTCTAGGATAGGACGTAGGTTAGGGGTAAACAACCCTTGGTCAGTACGTTGAATAGCATTTTCTAACTGATAGAATTTAGCATTGAATTCAGCGTCTTGCTTTGCTTGCGACAAAATAACGTCTGATTTCAACGTGATAACGTCATGGAATGAATTTCCGTCACCCTCTTTAATCCAATCGTGTTCCTTAGTAAAAGCTAAGCAGTTAGACCCTTGAACTTCAACGTTTCGCCGTGCAACGGCGTTCACGAGGTCAACAACAGCTTTAGGAATTTTGTTAATGTTTGACAAATAGTCATAGTAAGTAGGGGCGTTGGTATTATAGTCCCTACGGTCGTCGTACCATGGTTGATAGTGACCCTCAAGAGAAAACGGATAGTGTTGACCCTTAAAGGCTTCCCATGGTTCTAGTTGATTGTTTTGTTCATCAGTCATATTTTTTTCTCCTTTCGTATACTATTATAACATTTGAGAAAAGAGTTGTCTATCTAAATCTTGGAAAAGTTCATCATGAAAGACTTTTAATTTAGACAAACGGCCAGCGTCAAAGTTGCTTGAGGTATTCGTGCTGTTAGAAGCCCCGCTAGATGTATCATCAGATTTAGATTTTGAATGATTAGTGGTGTCGGCATAGTCAAAGGTTTCTTTGTCTAGGCTCATATCTGTATTATTCTGAGGGAGGTTCACGTCAATGTTGTTTGTACGTGAGGTAGATGATGAAGTTGAATTGTCTTCGCTATGACTCGCAGAAGTAGAAGCGCCTTGTAAGTATTTGCTAGCGTTAGTATAGTAGTCAATAATCATGGTTTTAACTCCACGAGTAAACGAAGCTAGGCGCCAATTCAGCACCTCATAAGTTTGAAACTTGATAACTCGTGATAAGAAACGAGCTAAGAACTCAGCTTCGAAGTCGTCACGTGCATCACCGAGAAAGTCAAGACCATAAAAAATAGTATTACGGCAAACGGTTTTAATTTCACTATCGTATTGTACTACCTTGTGAGTAAACTGTAGCTCAGGACTAAAATAGGCAATCTGACCATTTTTCAGGAAGTCGCCAAATAGATTGTTATAGGTTAAATAGATAACGTCATATAGTCTGGTAGTTGTTTTCATTAGTCTGTTCCTCCGTTAAGAACTTGGATTTTTTCAAGTGAAGATAGTTCGCTAGCAATTTGGTCTTGGTATTCAGCATGGATATTAGTGCCAAATTTTTCATTGAGTAATTTGAGCTTTTCATTACGTGCCTTAAGATAGACTTGAGCGTTGGCTTTTTGGTAAGCCTTGTTGGATTGTGCTTCAATGTCAGACACACCACTAGCCTTATCAACCCCTAGAGCTGACAAGCCAAGAATATTATTCAATTCAGCAATGTTGTTTTGGTACTCACGTTTAAGCTCAGGTAGGGCTGAGATAACCTCTTGACCGTTGTTGATGGCTAGCACGCTCTCTTCTGGGTCAAACATCATTGTTGTTTCAATAAACGGAGAACCGTTATACAAGTCGTTGGTAATTTGCTCAACGTCTTCATCATCCGCTTCACCACGGATAACGGTAGAAATCTTAGCCTGCATGTAGATTGAGAGACGTGACAAGGTGATTTCAGCAATTCTTTCTGAATATAGGTCAATAATTTCAAAGTCATTCGTTAGATTGTATGGCTTGTTGTAGAGCACAACCATGTTACCAGACTGAAAACCGTCATGGTAACTAATCTCTTTGTTAGGTACTCGGATACGTTTGGAAATGAAGTAGTTAACGTCACCACTAGTTAGAGGGCGAACTGAATAGTTAGTTCCCATTGTGTACAACTGAGATTGTCTAGCAACCGTACCCAGTAACATAATACCACGACTAGTCTCACCGATTGCAACACCGTACCCTTGGCGTAACCAAATTTCTAATTGAATAGGGTCAATGGCTGTTTCTTCTAAACCCTCGTAGCCGATGACAACAGGTAAGAATTCACGGTAGCGATTGCGAAAGAAATGATACATCGCGTTACGGTGAGTAATCATCCTCATTTTAATTTTTTCGCTGAGCGTTTGGTCTATTGTTGGTTGAAACATATGTCTCCTTTCTTATACAAAAATAGAGAGGGTCAAGCCCTCTCATGATTAACCCTTAATAACAACTTTATTGTAGAATGGTGAAATTGCTTTGAAGCTGTAGTAGTGAATCCAGTAGGTGATTTCATCGAATTCGCCGTTGTAGAATGGTTCTTTCAGCATGCCTTTTGTGAATCGTTTGTAACGGATAGCACGAGCGTCAAGCACCATTGCAAATAGGTCGCCTTCTGGTTTAATTTCTTCAACACCGTCAGCAATAACGTCTGAAACGTCGTAAGTAAACACGTAACCTTTAGGGATGATGTCACCTTTTTGAACTTGGTAGTCACCGAATGTTTGCAAACGTTTGAGAATTTCGTCTGTAACTGTAACGTCTTTAGTTGTTCGGAATGCACCTCCTAGGTCATCGAATGAAATGATGATTTTAGACAAGTCAATACCTTCAGCGTGGAATGTATTTGCCAAGAACGTGTTAAGTAAGTAACGTTTAACTTTGTCGGTTGTAATAATCACTAGGTCAGATAGTTTTGATACTGTAGTGAAACGACCGATAGCACCACCTGAAGCAGTGTTTGCTTCGTTGTGTTTAGCTGAGTTGTTTTGCAGGTTCAAGATAGCTTCAGACAATTCTTCAAAGAGTTCTTCCATGCTTGTTACTGTGCGTTGGTCTTTAACATGGTGTAGACCATAGTCAACAAGCATTGCTTTCATTTCAGATTCTTCAGCTACGTTAATGTCTGTAATTTTCTTGCGGTAAACTGATACGGCATAAGTGATAGCGTCACCGATTGTTTGGAAGTTCAAACGCGCGTCATTGTTGTTAAGAGTGAATTTTAGTTTCTTTAGAATACCTTGTGCATACAATTTAGTAGCCATCTTAGGATAGTTACGCTTAAGCATGAGTTCAGCGTTCTTAGACAAGTCCATTTCAATTGGAACACTATCCAAGATAACGTATTCTTCAGAGTATTGGCCAATGAAGTCAACTTCTTTAGCCAACCAGTTGAAACGGTTACCAAGGACTGCTTCAATGATGAGTGTTTCATTCAATTTAGGGAATAGATATTTGTTTACATAAGTTTCAAATTCCTTATTTGTGCTGTCCCAGTTAGTACCGAATGTCCAAGCGTGACCTGTTTCAGTATTGTGAGTGATTAGCGAAGCACGGACTGCTTCAGTGATTTTATTCGCCATTAGTTGTTACCTCCGATATTCCAAAGTTTGCTTTCATATTCATCACGTCCGCTTGGCGCAATGCTCATTGATTCGTTAAGTTCGTTGGCTTTGCTTAGTTTGTCTAGACCAAAGTCACCACCGCTATTAAATGTTTTTGCTGTTCCTTCTTCAGGTGTCATATTGTTTCTCCTTTCTTATCCTTCCAATAGTTTTTCAATTTCGTCTTCTGATTCAACTTCTGCTTCAGCTTCGTCTACTTTAGCTTCAGTTTCTTCTGCTGGTTCGTCTTCGCCTGCTGGTTCGTCTTTAGACAAGCCATCTTCAACAATGGCTAGACGTGACTGCAAGTCTTCAATTGCTTTGAGCAATTCTTCTTTGTTGTTGATTTCCATTAAAGGTCTCCTTTCTAAAAAAAGCAAAGTCGTTAATTAGTGAATGTACGTTATTTTCTTGCTTGGCTACATTGTTATCAACTCCTTTACATTTATTATAGCATTAATCTTCATAGGTGTCAATTAATTTTTGTAAGTATTTTTGGGCTTTCTGTAAATCTTGTTGTCCATTCTTGTTCTGAAAGCGTAGAATGTATTTTACCACGTTACACCAGTAGAATGCCTGCATGCTGTTTAAGTTACCTACAAAAGCTTCCATAACGTCAAACGCTTCCATGCCGTGCATGTTGTAGTAATTGGGATTCAGTTCGTTAAACTCTTTTACTTCCATTATTGTTGTCCTTTCACGTTTTGCAACCAGTAGTTGTAGTTACTATCCATTGAGTTAGTTAGGTTAGTTTTGTCGCTTGCAATGCTTCTCATCCATTGAGCAAATGGTTCGCAATCTTCGATTGGAATGACTTTGGTTTTTTGAATTAGTTCATTACAGACAACGCAACCAACTTCAATTCTACCGATAGTTGACTCGGCTATACCGCAATCGTATACAGAAAAGGTAAGACCTATAATCTCGTCAGGTTTTATTGTTCCGCCCATTTGAAGAGGTTTAGTAGGTTCGCCTGTTACAATGATTGGTTGTTCTACGCTAGCAGGTTGAGTAGGAAGAGTAGTGCTATCAGTAGAGCTAGTAGTAGTTGAGCTTGATGAGTTGCTAGTGCTAGAACTGCTAGAAGCCATGTTGTTGTTACTAGAATATGAAGTAGTGTGTTTTTCATTTGTGAATGTTGCTCCTTCGTAATGCGATGGTTGGTTCATTTGGTAAGCAGTGAACCCTGCTGTGCTAAGTGCTAAGGTTGATAGTGCTGTAACTGCGATTGTTTGCCATTTTCTCATGATGCTCACGCTTTCTTAGTTAGATTTTTTCAATGTTTGCAAATAACATATTGCAATGTTTTTCAGTACGATTGACCAGTTCCATTGCTGTTTCAAAATAGTGAAACTCAAGTACTCGTCGTGTTGGTGTTGTATCACCGTTGAAGAGTACTTCGTAGGTGACACGCCAATTCTTTCTGAGTGAGTCAGTGTTAGTGTTGTTGAATAGTGGTGTAACTTTGTTCATCTTAGTTACTTCCTTTCCTTATTTCTGATTATATTATACCAAGGTAGACACAAGAATGCAAGTGTTTTTATGTTACATTTGTGTTACAGTTTCCGACGCCGAAGGGGGGGTGGAAAAAATTAATTTTTGTATATATACCCC